CAATAGTGATTTCCGAAAGAACTGGACTATAGTTAAAATCTATCCCAATCCTAAATGGTCAGGTTCAAATACCCAGGCACGAAATATTAAAGCCGGGACGGATTACCTGAAGCAAAATTATACCCGTGAGCAAATCCAGTGTATATTCATAATCGAGGATGATGATTATTATAAGGTCTGTTACCTCGAGGCAATGATGGCGCACCTGAAAAACTACTGGATGATCGGGGAAACGAATACGATTTATTATAACGTCCTATGGCGGAGGTTTGTCGTCAATCCAAACCGTCATCATGCCAGCCTGTTTCAGACAGCCTTCACATGGGACGTTTTATCGATATTTGAAGCCAGCTTTAAAGATAAGTTCATTGATGCAAAGTTCTGGACGATGGGCCGTAATAAGAATCTTTTCTTCGATAATGTACTGGCGGTAGGTATGAAGGGAATGCCGGGCCGGGGCGGTATAGGGGCCGGACACAGGATAAGTTCCAGGGATTTCAGCTCTGATCATGATTTTAAATTTCTGACAAAAATTATAGGTAATGACTCAACTTACTATGCAAGATATTACCGCAATAACGGTAAGTCACAACAGCCGCTCTTTATTAAAAGAAGCCTATGAATCATTCCGCAGGTTTCACCCTAATATGCCAATGATCATTATTGACGGCTCTTCTGAATACGATCCCTGTCGCCAATATGTCAAATCCCTGTCAAGTACCATTACAACTATCGGGCTTTCACATTATAATATCGGACACGGGCGGGGCATGGATACGGCAATAAGGATGTGCAAGACCCGCCTGGCTTTAATTTTTGATACAGATATAGTAATGGTTAAAAGCCCGGTTCAGGCAATGCTTGAAATGATCGAAGATGATACCTATGCTGTGGGGTACATGGAAAAGACCGGGTTTGACGGGTTTGAATACGGGGCCTTACCGCACCATAAAAGCCAGGGTTTTATGTGGATGATGCACCCGTTTTTTCACCTTTTGCAGATAAAGAATTATTACAAGTTTCATCATTACGTTCATCATGGAGCGCCCTGCTTTAAGGCTGCACTTGATATTCACCGTAAAGGGCTTACCGAGAAAATATGCAAACGCTTTCCCGGACTCGGACATACCGGGGGTAAGGGATGGAATTGGAAACCGGTTCCGCCTATTTGGGTGATTCATAATACGGCCGGAACAAGAACTTTAAGAAGGATGAAAGGATTACAGGAAATAGAGCCGGGATGGGAGAGATAAACAGAGTGGCAGTTATAGGTACAGGACCGTCAGTTAAATTATTCACCGGTGAGCAGCCTATTGAATTCGATACAACTATCGGAGTTAATGATGTATGGAAATACGTTAAAACAAATGTTCTGGTCGTACTTAACCCTGAAAAAGATTTCACCCCGGATCGACTGAAAATAATTAAAGATAGTCATCCCTGTAAGTTCTTTTCACAGATAGTGAATTGGGATTACCGCAATGACTTCCGGCAGATACGGCTTAGGCCCGGTTATCCTGATTTAATTCTAAGACTGAAGGGGCCGGAATATGAAAAGTCCTATTGCAGCCCTTTCGTTGCTGTTCAGATTGCATATAGGGAATATTATGCAGATGAAATTCATCTTTTCGGAATTGACATGACAAATCATCCGCATCTTAACGGTGAACTTTGCGCCAAAATCAGGAAGCATTTCACACTACTCAAGAGGGCTCTAGCAGAAAATAACTGTCAAATGGTCGTGCATGGTCAGGGGATATTATCTACTATCTAATTTCGGATAGTTATTTATCAGAAAAATCAATCAAACTTTACACAGTTAATTGTAAAATCATGGATGAAACCTGTTGCACTGCTTATGTAACCGGTGAAGTAAATCACGCCCCTTCAATGGAAGATGTACTTTTTGATCCCGAGTATTCTATGTACACCGGTGATGTCCAGCTGGATGCCTTTATTTATTGTACCTGTTTCCATTGTGGTGATGGTTATTGCGCTCCGTTAGGATTATAAGAGATGCCGTTACCAGAACCATCACCGGGACAGGAAAAAGACGATTTCATCAGTTCATGCATGTCAGATGAAGTCATGAAAAGAGAATACCCGGATAATGATCAGAGGGTAGCAATATGTAATTCAATATGGAAGGATAAGGATAAAAAGAACATGGGAAAAATAGCCTCATTCAAACTCTACGGTGATATTGGCGAGAAAACCAATATGGATATTTTCTCATCCGGCGAGGGCGTATTTTCAGCAAAGGACATTTCAGATTTCCTTGACGAAAATAAAGAAGCGGAAGAAATTACGATTAAGATCAATTCTCGTGGCGGGGATGTCCAGGAAGGCTGGGCTATCCATGACCTACTGATCAATTCCGGTAAAAAAATCAAAACCATTGGTGAAGGTAAGATATATTCTATTGCTACAATAGTATTTCTGGCCGGGGAAAAGCGTGAGATAATGAAAAATGCAGACGGCCTTATTCACAATCCATTCATCCCGCCTTACACGCTGGCTGATCAATATGAATCAGGTGATCTTCTGAAAATTGCCGAGGGACTTGCCCAGGAAGAAGAAAAGATACTTGATTTTTACGTTGAGCGCACGGGCGCACCCAGGGAGAAACTTGCCGAATACATGAAGGAAGATACAAAGCTCTCAGCTGAGGATATGCTCTCACTGGGCTTTGCAACAAAGATAATCGAGCCTGTTAAGGCATACGCTTATATTAAATCAATTCATAAAATGGATCCAAAAGAAGTTAAAACATTCAGTGAAAAGCTCGATGCGCTCGCTGCAAAAGTTGAGAAAGTACTCGGGCTGTCAAGGATTGCACCCGCCGACATTACCCTGAAGGATAAGGACGGTAAGGAGTGTAAACTTGAAAAGGAATCTGGCGATCCGGCCGTTGGCGATAAGGCCTCCCCGGACGGAACATACGTTATGACAAGTGGCAAAACCATTGTCGTAACTGACGGAGTTATCAAAGAGATAACCCAGGAAAAAACTGAACTCGATCAGGCCAGGGAAAAGATCGCCCAGCTCGAGACCGAAAACGCCGCTTTGAAAGCTGAAAAGCCTGACCTGGTAAAGGCTGACGCTGATATGAAGCAGGCAACTGCTGACGCTCAGGCACTGGTTACGGAACTGACTGCCCTGAAGAACACATGGAGGCCTGAAGGCAGGACCAAGTTCAATACGGCTGATAAGGTCGGATCGATTAACCTTGCCCAGGTAAGAGAAATCATGAAAAACAAAAAATCGGAATAATATGGCTTACACATCCCCTTCGTGTGGAAACACACTCAACCTTGACGCTCTTCATTTCACTGCGGATGAACTCCGCTCACTGAATGAACTGATCGTCACCGCCATTTTGGAAGCTCCTGCCCTGGCAACTTATCACACGCTGATAACAGGAATCAAAAATGACAAAAGAATCGGTATCGTACCCGGCACTTTCGGCCTGGTCGGTATGGCAGCTCAGGCTTGTAATCCTGTTGCACATTGTCACTCGCTCGTAGCCAGTGAAAAAACATGGGAACCCAAGTATATAGAGGTCATAATTGATATGTGTATTGATGAGTTGACCGACTCGTTGATGCGTTTTTATATCAATTGCAGTAATCCCTATGACCTGACCAATACCGAGGTATTCGCGTTCCTGCAGAGTATCCTCTCAAAAGACCTGGCAAAAGCAGTGTTCCGCTTCGCATGGTTCGGAGATCAGGCTGCTGCTAATTTCCCGGTCGGTAATATCACTCCCGGCACACCCGTTGCTTTCTTCAATGTCATCAACGGACTGTGGCAGCAAATGGCTGCTATATATGCAGCTAACCCGCTTCAGCTTCAGGCTCTGCCCGGAAATACTCAGGCCACATACGCACTCCAGCAGTCAGTAGCAACACCGCTTCTGATGTACAACGCCGTGAATGCCATGATCGATGCCGCTATTACTGAACTGACAATTCAGCCGGACCGCATCCTGCTCGTTACCCGTTCGGTAATGGACCGGTTACGCAGGCAGCTCCAGGCCCTGGGAACAGCTTTCCAGGACTACAAACTAATGGTAAACGGCATTGAGTTTGCCACATGGGACGGGATTCCCATTTACTCAGTTCCGATGTGGGACGAGATCATCAGGGCTTATGAGGATAACGGTACACGCTGGAATGATCCGCACCGCGCGGTTTACACCACGAAAACCAACCTGAATATAGGGTTTACCTGTACTTCAGCACTTGAAAATATTCTAACTTCCTACGATCCGAGAAGCCGGTACAACCGCATGGAGGCAACAGATGCTATGGATGCGAAAATAATTGACGACCGGCTCCTGATGGTCGGAAGATAAATACTTACGATCATGACAATAGGATGTAATCGGATTGTTGATTGTGTCCTTCAGAACTGT